TGGTGTCTTCATGCTAAATCTCCTTTTATATCAACACCTGCAAGTTCTATGTCAGTAAAACTTGACACATCATGCATACCTGCTGTACCAACAGTGCTTGTTGTGGCTGCAGAGTCATGTTCTACATGGTTTGTACCTGCATAACTGCCTTCGTCAATTACATTATTAGTTAAAATTGCATAGTTAGCATTTGACATATTGTTTGTATAAGCTAATGTTCCTTTTCCTGTTGCTCTATCTGTAATACTAGCAAAGTTAAAACTGTCTGCAAAAGCCTGTGTTCCATCATAATCATAATTGCCCCAAGCCTTACACAAACCCTGTTGCAAGTTTGTTGTTGTACTGTTGCCCTCTCCTGTAACAGCAATGCTTCCTGCCGTTGTTACACCTGTTATTGTATCTACTTTAAGTTGACTTGCCATTATGCTAAATCTCCTAGTATTGCCACACAGCCATCGTTATTATCTGCATATGAACCACTGTCGTTACTTATACCTATTCCAAATTTAGATGAAGATGTGCTACTTGTTTCAATACAAGAATTATGTGTATTTTTAGAACTTGAAACAAGAATAGTAGTTGTATTATAACTCCCCATAGCATTAGTTGTGTTCATGTGATATTTACCAGTTCCTGTGTCTGTAGTTGAAGCCACGTTAAAACTTGAATTTGTTATATCATCAGCACCAACATATTTCATAAAACCTTTACACAAACCTTGCACAGTAGTTGTTGTGCCACTACCACCTTCAGCCACAGTAACAGAAGTATTAGCAATTTTTATATTAGAACCACCACTACCTGCTTTGTCTACGATTGTGTCTACATTTAACTGACTTGTCATACGATACTCCAATAACCATTAACAGTAACTGTAGCATTGTCCTGTGTTATAGGACCTGCACTTACACCATTCTCGTCACTGTCTATTGTAATGTCTGCTGATATAGTCTGACCATTTAACCTTATGATACTGTTGTTGCCCTTAAAAGGATAACGTGTATCTGCTTCAGTTTTTGTGTAGGTATTATTTACACTAAACACATCATACACAATCATCTCTACTACGTCATTTAAACTTGCACCTGTAACGAGTACGACTGTTGTGCCTGTTGTAGCTGTGTAATCTGTTCCTGCCTTTAACAACACACCATTCTGATACACATCCATGTATAGACTGTCGTTGTATGACAGTGTTAATGAGTTGCTATCTGAACCACTGAAGGATGTTTGTCCTGCTGTAGCTTGATATACAAATCTACTTCTTACTCCAAAGTTGGGTGCTTTTCCTATGTATGGCATTATGCACTCTCCAATGCTGTTACTCTAGCTTCTAATTCTTGTATTGTTTTAACTAACAATGGCACAAGTTTACTTTGGTCTATACCTTGATAAACTGGATTTTTAGATTCATCTACTTCATCTTTATCTCCTGTAATTGATTCTGGAACAATGTTTGATACTTCATGTGCTAAAAATCCATCCACTAAAGTATTTGTATCATCATCAATCCAATTAAATCTTGCAGGTTTTAACTGTTTTAATCTTGAAGTTGCATCCCAATTATAAGACACGTTTTCTTTTAATCTATAGTCTGAACTTGTATTAAAAGCTGTTGCACTGCCACTTGTTGTTATTGAACCTTTTTCTACTCCACCTGAATTATCAAATCGTATCATTGTAGCAGTAGTTCCATCAGGTGTAATTCTAATTCCTTGCTCTGAAGCAGAATGAGCAAACTGAATATTTACTCTTGCTGTAGTATTAGTTGTACCAATACCAAATCTACCACCTGTGGTAATAATAGCATCTGAGTCATCTGAACCAGTACCACATTTAACAGAAAATCTTGTGTTCGTAGCATCATAACCCATTTGAAAGTCTGGTCTTGTTCCATTACCATCTCCATACCCTATATGAAAATCATCTCCTAAATGTAGACCATTACCAGTTGCAAAGGTAGGTGTTGTAGTTCCCATTGCTATATTATCTGCACTACCATCTACAAAAAATGCATGGGTTTTGCCATCAGTTTCAACTCTAAAATCTTTTGATGCACCACTCTCGTTAATAGTAACAGCACCATCAATGTCTGCAGAATCTATTGTTCCTATACCTTCACCAGTTATTTTAGTTAAAGCCATCGTTACTCCTTATGCGTAAGGACTGTCACCAAGTACAGATGTATCCCACGCTGCTTTTAGTTTAGCAATAGTGTCTGCATCTGTAATAGCTTTTGCTGCAGGTGCATCTCTTAATGCTTTCTTTTTATTAACTGAATTTGTTTTAGCAGTAGAATCATCTGCTTCCATTGCTTTCATATATACTACATCTTCAGCTTCTAATAAAGGACTTCTTACTTCCCTTACTTTTGCTTTAAATATTTCTTTAGCCTTAGTCATGTCTTCAGAAATAACTTTACCAGAAATTGCCCAAGCATTTCTAAAATGTCGGTCAGATGGCTTTGACGAAACAGTTGATGCATCAATCTGGTTGCCATCCTTATCTACGATAAAACTTGTCATATTGTTCTCCTTTATGCTGCTAGTTCTATATCATCTGTTATTTGCCATGCGTTTCGCCATTGACGATGTTCAGGCAGTTGATGTGTTCGGCATATAACCATTTTTGGTTTGTTGCCCTCATTCCATGTTCGCCATACACGTTGTGGAATATCTTTACGAATTAAGTATTCTATTGCTTGTTCTTCTGTCATTGCTTCAACAGGTTTAGTGTTATGCAACAAATACCCTCTCGTATGTTTTTCAAAATCAGGTTGTGCTTCGTCTTTTGCTAATTCCCAATATACTTCAACAGGTGGTAAAATGCCACCTTGTAATGCACAAGCCATCCAATTAGGGTCAGGAACTAATATCTTTGCAGGATTGTCCATATCCTCTGGGTCTTCGTATACTACTCGTATATCTGATTGCACTTTCTCTAGGTTTTCTTTCGCCCAATGCAATCTTTCCCATAAATGTGTTCCTTGAAACTCAGGTGTTTTTATCATGCTAAATCTCCGTGTAATGCAGTAAAATGGTCGCCATCTGTTCTTGTTAAAGAATCTGCTCGTTGAAGACCTGTTACCATATAACCAGTAGTTGCTCTACTACCATCTGCAAGACAAGCCATATCTGCATCTTGCATACCTGTAACAACAGCGTGAGCAGTAGATGCCATATTATTAATAAGAACAACTGTATGTAATCCTGTGCCACCATCTGATGTAGATGAAAGATTAAAAGAATCTCCTACACTTCCCGGTTCAGTTGCACTCATCCAATGTTTTGCTACACCATTAAATATATAACTCGTATCAATAGACTTTTCTGTACTTGTGTTCTTAGCATCAGAAGTTGTCAGCGTATCAAATTTTAAATTACCAAAAGCCATTATGCTAAATCTCCTGTTAATAAAATAGATATGTTGTCATCAACAAGAGCATTACTATTAGCATCATTAGCTGTTGGCAAAACATTTATGTATGAAGTGTATAAGTCACCATACATACCCATCCTACTTCTGTTTGTGTTATTAGACCCTGATGGTGCATAACTAGCACTTGCCATATTATTAGTGTAATTGAAATTTACATCACCTGTACCAGAATCTGTATTGGAAGCGTTATTTAAAGAATCTTGTGTTGTAGGTGTGCCACCAGAATAATGCATATGTACCCAAACCTTCGCCAAACCCTGTTGCAGATTAGTCGTAGTAGAATTACCTTCACCTGTTACGGAGATTGAACCTGCTGTGGTTGTGCCTGTAAGAGTGTTAGTCTTTACTGTACTCATGCTAAATCTCCAGATATCATATAATAAGATTCTTCATCTAAGTTTGTTCTATTTGATGATGATGAACCTGAGTACACTTCAGAATCAAAACCTGTTGTTGCTTGAGTACCACTTGATATATCAGCAAGTATAAATGAAGTACCTGCTGATGCATCTAATACCCCTGTTGTAATAGCATAATTTGCAGTAGCCATATTATTTGTATAAGCTACTCTTCTATCTCCTGTACCAGAGTCTGTTGAACTGCCAATATTAAAACTGTCATTAAGAGATGCTCCATCAGCAGGTATATCAACCCAAGCCTTACACAAACTTTGTGCTAGGTTTTGCGTAACACTTGTGCCACCATCTGACTCATACACAGAAGTATTTTTAACTCTTATGTCTACTCCTAATGAACCACCAGTTTTTCTAATTGTATCTGCTAGTAATGTACTCATAATGTCACCAATGTTCCACCTGATTCTATTGTAAGTGTTACTCCACTATCAACTGTAAAAGGTCCTGTTACGTTAGCATTTTCTGTAGCAAGTATTGTTATATCTGCTGTCAATGATTGAGCATTTGTTCTAAACAATCCACCACCTTTAAAGTTACCTTTGTTCTCAGCAGCAGGTGTTATTGTTGATGCTTGAGGTGCAAGATAATTTACAAATATATTACCTGTACCACTTGAAGGTGCAGCAGTAAATGTTAAAGTTGTACCATCAGGTATTGTATAAGCTGCAGTGTCCTGTACAACACCATCTACAGATACTAATACATCTTGCACAGAACTTACGGCTGTTGTCAATGTAAATGTTGTATCACTTCCATCACCATTAAATCTTTGTACGGCTGTTGTACTTTGATATGCTGTTGGAACATCTTTACCTATATACGGCATTAGGTTATCTCCATAATACTTAATGTGCCACTTAATTTATCTGCTACTGAACAGTCAACCTTTATTGCGTCTGTTGTTTCAAGGACAACTTTATTACCTGCCAATAATTCAAGAGAAGAACCTACAGGTATAGGTGCATCTTTAATTAAGAATGCAGTTCCGTTTGTTGCTCCTCTACCACCACCTGATGTATCACTTACAAGTTCAACCTCTGCTGTTACTTGTGATGTATGAATATTTGATAACACTAACCCTAAAATAATAGTTGTTGTGCTACTAGGTGTAGTATAGACAGTATAAGGCGTACCTGCTGAATTTGGTTCAGCTGCAAAAGTTACTACTTTAAATGTATTTGCCATTTTACCTTTCCTCTTTTATATAATTATACACGAAAATTGCTTGTTTGTCAAGCATTATCCTAATGCAATAGCTAATGCTGTTGCTTCGTCAGCAATGACTGTGTTTAACGCAGTGCCATTAACAGTAATTGCATCTGCTTCAAGTGTGCCATCTATATCGGCATCCCCTGATATATCAAGTGTAGCAGCGTCTAATTCTCCACTTATGGTAATATTTCTACCACCACTAATGTCTTTGTTT